GAAACACAACTATTTGATGCAGAGAAAATAATATTAGAATGGAATATTCCAGAACTGATCAACAACGAACCAAAAATGAAAAATATGAGGGAGTTTTAAGATGGTATTATTAAGTCATGAATGTCCGTGGTCGCTAATGAAGAAAGCGCGATTTGAATGGAATGATTATGATTATTGTCTAGTACATCTCCTTGAAGAGCATGAAGAGTATCTTAACTTCTTCAGAGAGTCTATTAGAACTGACCGCCATGTTATTCTAGACAATTCAATATTCGAATTAGGTACAGCATTCGATCCAGATAAATTTGTAAAATGGGTCAAAGAATTGAAACCTACAGAGTATATCGTCCCAGATGTTCTAGAAGATTATGAAAGAACTGTTGAATCTTTTACTAAATGGGATAATAAATATGAACCACTTCCAGGAAAGACTATCGGAGTTGTTCAGGGTAAGACTTATGATGAGTTAGTAAAATGTTATCGTTATATGGATCAACATGCAGATAAAATTGCAATTAGTTTTGATTATAGCTTCTATTTAACTATAGGTTTAGGAGTAAACAAATGGCAACAATTTTCGGACGGTCGCCAAAGATTCATACAATCACTTGTAAATGATCAAATATGGAATCCAAACAAACCTCATCACTTGCTAGGTGCAGCCGTACCACAAGAATTTAAGAAGTATGTACCGTTTTGGGATAAGCTAAACATCGAAACGTTAGATACATCTAATCCGATCCAACAAGGATTACTTGGTAGCGCATATTCAAAAGATGGGTTACATGGAAAAAATAGATTAAAGGTCGCTGATTTGTTCGATACTACATATCCGGATGACGCTGTTACTCGTGCAGCTGATAACGTAAAATTGTTTCGCGAGTTTTGTGGAATACAAGAAGGAAATTAATAAAATGGATGAATTAACTAAGGATGCGTTTAATAGATTACTACGTTTAGAAAAGCTTTTAGCTGAGGTACAGGGACAAAAGAAGAGTGCCGCAAAAGATTATAGAGATCAAATTAAAGAAATTAAAGATGAAATTGAAGATATCGTCAACACTCTAGGAGACAGTGCATGAGATGGGTAGCATATTTTAGTCAGACTGGTACAGAATTATATGAAGTATCAAAACGGTTGGATCGCTTTCCAGACAAAGTATTCTATAATACAAATTTTGGTAAACTACCACCAATAAATATTAAACTGCTTACAGAACTAAATATGCGAGGAATTTCAATCGAAATTCTACCAGATCGACCGAGATTAGTTGACTACACTATGCATTTAAAAGAAGGTGACCTAGTAACATTGCACGGATGGTTACGAATTATTCCTCCTGAAATTTGTGAAATGTTTGAAATATATAACGGACATCCTGGATTGATTACAGAATATCCTGAATTAAAAGGGAAAGATCCTCAACAAAAAGCTTTCGATCTCAATCTTAAAGAGAGTGGATGTGTACTTCATAGAGTTACTTCTGAAGTCGATGACGGTGAAGTTATAAGCTGTAAAAGTATATCGATTGATAATATGGAGGTTAATCATATAATAAATGCATTGCATGACGAGTCTGTAGAATTATGGATAAAGTTTTTGGAAGGTAAATTATGAAGATTATAACATCGATAGATTTAAGGCGAATGGGCCTTCGAAATGTAGTAGGGGTTATTTCAGGGCCAGTTATTATAGTTAATGAGACTCCAATGCTCGCTAAATGTTATAAATATGATAATGAAGAAGATTTATCATCAGCAACATGGTTTAACGATGCTCGTTTTGGTGACGCTTATGTCTTTATATATGACTTTGAGGAGGATCGTACAGATATATTAAACAAAGCAGACCCTCTTGATGGTTTATATTTAAGATTATATGCTCCTACTCCTAACAGAGATTCATTGCAGGATTGTGAGAGTGTTGATTGTTGTGTGAAGAGTGTCGAAGAACTGTTACTAGAAAAAGGACAAAAATGAAGATAACATTTAGCGGATCACAATGTGTAGGAAAAACAACCCTACTTGATGACTTATTTAGTAAAATTGAAATCAATCAAAGATTTCAACTATGTGACGAAACGACACGGAATGCGCTTCATGGTGTATTCGATTTCGACTCATTACCTATAAACGAAGAAGGTATTGATATGACACAAGAGTTAATTTGTGCTCAACATCTCATCAATTATACTAAAGGACATTCACAAGATACTTTATATGATCGATGCACACTTGATGGATTAGTATATACTACACATCTATTTAACCTTAATAAAGTTTCTCGACAAACATTACGTATAGCTGAAGCTCTATTTGAAAACACTAAATATGATATAATGTTTTACATTCCACCTGAAGTTGCATTGGAAGATGATGGGGAGCGTAGTACAGATGAAACGTTTAGAACAGCTATATGTAATTTGTTTGATGAATATGTAAGATCTTATAATATTACAGTTGGAGTACTAACAGGTAATCGAGAAGAGCGAGTAGAGAAGGTTATAGCAACAATTAAAAATTATGATGATGCTCAAATAGAAAAGGAATAAAATGGCAAATACAAGTAGTTCAGTGTTCGGACACGGGCGCGCACCTGGGGGACCAGATCCTGCCGCAAATAAAAAGAGACGGCCAGAAGCAACAGTTCTAGGTCAAGCTGTAACATATAAGACCACATACGATCCTACATTATTGGTTCCAGTTCCTAGACAAGAGAATCGCGATCATTTAGATATTCATGCAGATAATCTTCCGTTTGTTGGATGTGATGTATGGAATGCGTATGAAGTTAGCTGTCTATCAGCTAACGGTTGTCCTGTGGTAGGAATAGCTAAAATTAGATATTCATCAGATAGTGTTAGTATTGTTGAAAGTAAATCTATTAAGTTGTATCTCAATTCATTCAATATGACGAAGCTTGGCAGTACCGAGACAACGCCAGACGATATTCGATTATTAATGGAATCAATGATTGCTACAGATCTCGCCGGAGTGTTACAAACTGACGTTCATTGTAACATATTCGATCCTTGTTCTACAGAAAAAGTAAATCCACAAACATTATGCGACGATGACGCGGATATGGAAGAATTGGAGTGGGAAACTGCTCCGGAACAAATGATTGAAAATTTTAAATATACTGAACATCCAGAAATACTTCAAACAGAAGAGGCTGAAACAAGTAATTTATATGGCTGCTATAGTGAGCTGTTGCGTAGTAATTGTCGCGTTACACATCAACCCGACTGGGGATCTGTAATAATTAAATATCGCGGAAAATTGAAAGTAACAACAGCACCATTAATGCGATATATCATTTCATTTAGAAATGAAAACCACTTCCATGAAGAGATTTGTGAAACTATATATAAGAGATTATACGATATATTAGATCCAGAAGATTTGATAGTTGCCTGTTTCTATACTCGTCGTGGTGGTATCGATATAAATCCAATTAGAGCATCTTCACAAGAGTTATTGGATTCTGTATATCGTACATATATTAATGTAGGTATTAAGAGTTTTAAGACTGCAAGACAGTAATATCCTTTAGAATTTAATAATAACACGGAAACTGTTTAAAGATATATAATGGAGCGAAAAGAAAAACCTCAAATTGATTTTGAATTTTTTGAATATGTAATTGCATTTAATTGTACATTCGAAGAAACTTTTACTGCGTCTGTATGTGATGCGCTAAAACTAAAATACGTCACGAATAGTCATATAAGAGATTATCTTAATATTGTATTCGATTTTTATCGTAAACATAGCACCTTACCAAACGCAACAGAAATACGAACGTATTTAACAACTGATGAGCTTAAATCTTCATATAAAAACGTAGTACTTCAATTTAAAACTCTTGATACAAAATATAATCAAGAAGAACTATTAATAAATACTGAACAATATATTAAAGAGAAGGCTGTTTATTATGCAGTAAAAGAAACTGTAGATGATGTTTCTGATACTTCTGATTTAGATACAGGAATAATATTTACTAGATTCGAAGATGCTTGCCATGTATCATTAGTTGATGATCTAGGGTTTGATTATTTTGAGGAGGTAGATAGGCATATTCATGATCTCCAGGTAGTAGATCAATACATCCCGACTGGGTATAGATGGCTTGATAAGCAAATTGGTGGAGGATTATTACAAGGAGGAAGAGCATTATACATGTTCAATGGTGCGACCAATTCTGGTAAATCTATCGTACTTGGTAATGTTGCAAGCAATATTTTAGGTCTAG